AATGGTGCGGACTCCTCCTCTACCAAGTGGAAGGATAAGACCCCGCAGCAGATCCTGAAGGACGTGAACGACCTGCTGAGCGCTGTGTGGGCTTCCTGCGAGTATGACACCGATGCCATCCCCAACCACATCCTGCTGCCTTATGAGCAGTACAACTACATCCTGACCACCATGGTGTCCGATCTGGCATCCGAGACCATCTACGACTTCCTGATGAAGAACAACGCCGCTGTCAAGAATGGTGGTGAGTTGTTCATCGGCGGCTGCCGCTGGTGTAAGGGCGCAGGTACCGGCAAGACCGACCGCATGGTGGGTTACGTGAACAAGCCCCGTTACATCAAGATGGACGAACTGGTGCCTATGAGCCGCATCATGACTGCTCCTAACGTGACCAATGTCTGCTATGATACTGCATACATGGCAAACATTTCCGAGGTGCAGCTGTTCTACCCCACCTCCATTCTGTACGTGGACGGCATCTGAGAAAGGAGAAGCATCATGTTCATCCTCGCAAAGCGCAACATCATCATTCCCAGCCCTGCACCCGGTGTTGCACCGGTCGTGCTGAAAAAGGATGGTTTTGCCACCGTCCCCGACTGGGCCGCGGAGACGGCCTATTTTAAGGCACTGGCGGCCGATGGTAAGATCGTTGCCACCGAACACCGCGATAAGGACATTCAGGCTGCAGCTGAAAAGCCGGTAAAGACCCGCAGGGCCAAGGCTGAGGAGAAGCCCGCAGAGCCTGCTGCGGCAGAGTAAG